TGGTGTGTCGGACATAAATGACATCGCGGATATGCAGAATGGAATTTACAATGAACTATCTGAGATAGAGCAAACAATTAGAATATCAGGACATCCTACACTTGTAAAAACTATTGACACAGAAGCAGGTGCTGGAGCAGGTTCGATCATAACAATACCTAATGAACTTGATCCTGGACTTAGACCAGCACTCCTACAACCAAGTGGTCAGTCAATAGATATGATCCTTTCATCTATTGAAAACAAAGTTAAAGCAATTGACAGAATGGGACACCTTGGATCTGTAAGAGCGATAGAACAAAGATCAATGTCAGGAATTGCACTTCAAACTGAGATGCTTCAATTAGATACAAAATTAATTGACAAGTCAAAATCACTCCAACTAGCCGAAGAACAGATCTTTAGATTGTTTGGTCAATTCCAAAACATCAATTGGGATGGAGAAATAAAATATCCAACTATATTCAATATCAGAGACAGAAGTTATGAAATGGATATATTAAAGAAAGCGGCAGATACAAAACCAGCGGATCCTGCCATTAAACAAATTATTGATGAGAAGATTGTTGATATAGTAGAGACTGACGATGATGCCAGACAAGAACTTATTGACAAATTAAATCAACCAGCACCACAAACAGAAATGCAACATCCACCAATGACGTCACCAGATGCAATGATTAAACATATGAGAGAAATGGTTTCACAAGGTTATACGGATGAACAGATTATGGAGTTACATCCAGAAATAAAAACATTCTTTGAAGGAGGTGCCAATGGCCAGAACACGGAGAGTCCCGAAGGACAAGAGAACGGGAATACCTAAGAAGTATCTTTCAGGTATAAAAGGTTCCAAGCGAACACAACTATCAGCACTGATAAAAAGGATTGGCAGACTCGCGAGGGCAGGCAAGCGAATACCACAATCATTAATTGACAGGAGGGTTAGACTTGGCAAAAAGAAAAAGTAGAGCAAAACCTTTGAGTGCCACTGTAAGGAAGACACTACAAGGCAAAGCGAACAAATCAAGATTTACATTTTCAACACTTAGAAAAGTATATAGGAGAGGACAAGGTGCTTTCCTAACAGCAGGATCAAGACCAGGAGTTGGTATGAACCAATGGGCAATGGGCAGGGTCAATAGTTTTCTACGTGGATCAAGAAAACACGACCTTGACCTAAGGAGAAGAAAGTAGTGGCCAAGTATCAAGGTAGGACAGTGAAATTAAACCAACCATTCAGGACTCCCGGTGCATCAAAGAAGAGTGCCGTGTATGTCCGTAATCAAAAAACAGGCAGAGTGCAAATTGTGAGATTTGGACAACCAGGAATGAGCATAAAGAAAAACAATCCTGTGAGAAGAAGAAGTTTCATTGCAAGATTCACACCTATACTGAGAGCAGTAAAGGGACAGAAGAGTCTGTCACCTGCGTATTGGAGTTTAAGAGCGTGGAGGTAGATAGCAGTGGCAGGCATAAAGACAAAGAAAGGCACACAGGTCCATCATTCGAAATTCTATCTAAATGGACAAGAATGGAAACCTTGCAAGGTTATAGCACCCAAAAGGGTTGGAAACGGACACAAAACTTTTATGGCGGCACAATCAGTCCAAACAGGAGACCTTTACAAAAATACACACGGCAGGGTGGCACCGTGGCATTCGATACCTTTCACTTGTATAAAACCAGAAGGACTTGAATAATGGGCATAGCAAAGATTTATAGAACACCAGTTGAATCAGCAAGACACGAGCAACTGAAAGTCCAATGTATGGAATACTTTTCAGCAATGGAGAAACTTTTGGACAAACCCAGCAGACGTTATGCTGAGAAGGCTCGTAAGGCACTGATCAACATTAAAAAAATAGCACACTATCGTGGAATGGAATTGTTGGAGTTGTATGCTCCATCAAAAAACGAAGGAAAGAAACCCATAAATGGCCAGTCTTAACACAACGACAGGCAAGGCGGTTATGGGTCCTTCAATGAGGAGGACATCAATGATGCACAAAGGCAAGAAGCATAAAAAAGGTTCTAAGTCAAAAAAATCAGGCGGCAGAAGAAAACCAAGTGGCCGTAGGAAGTAAAGACATTGAGAACTGGATCGGACAGGTTGTTGCTAAAACTCATAAAGAGAGTGGAACGACAATCTGTCCATATGCAAAAAAGACTTTACAAGATAGAAAAATCCAGATCACAATGGCAAAGGAAAATGTGTTGGCTCAGATTGATCATTGTTGCTCTTTGTTTAATATTTTGCATTTGGATATTGTGGTCCTATATTTCACTTACAAGATAAGCGAGAAAAAATTAGCATCAGTCTGCAGAAAAGCATTTAAAAAAAATCCTGAATATGCTATGCTGTATGATCATCCTGCCAACAAAGGCACACACAAAGGAGTCAGTTTCAGTTATGGTAAAGCACCATTGCTAATGATACAAAACTTGAACAAATTAAAAAATGCACAACAACAACTTAGAAAATCTAATTATTATGATGCTTGGGGTCTTGACCCTAATGATAGTATGTTCTACTAATCTTTAATAAATAAGTTTATTCAACGTTATCCAGCGTTGCAAACAAATGGAGGAACACACACAATGAGTGAAACTAAAGAAACATTGGAAGTCAATAAGGAACAGACTACTGCACCAGTTCAAGAAGACTTAAAAAATAATCCAACGCAGGGAACTGATAATCAACCAGTATATACCAAAGAGCAGTTTGACAACGCAATGAAGAGTGCCAGAAAGCACGGTGAAGAGCGTGTAGCCAAACAATACGATGGTGTTGATGTTAATCACTACCGTTCTTTGATGCAACAAGAAGAAGACAGAAAACTTGAAGAGCAGAAAAGAAAGGGAGAGTTTGAAGAGATATTGAAGACACAGGCTGAAAAGTCTAGTCAGAAAATATCGGCTTTGACTGACGAATTGACAAAGATCAAAGTGGATGGTGCTTTACTAAATGCGGCAAGCAAATATAGAGCAGTGAATCCAGAACAGGTTGTAAGACTTGTTAGAGATCAAGTTAAGATGTCAGAGACTGGTCAAGTAGAAGTTGTAGATCCTAAAACAGGAAACACAAGATATACTGAATCAGGAACTCCGTTGGATACCGAAAATGCCGTGAAAATGTGGCTTCAAGACAATCCGCATTTTGTTCAGGCAGGACCAGCCGGTTCAGGAAGCCAATCAAATCAATCCCCAGAGGGCGTGAAAACAGATGTTGATATAAACAAGTTGGATCTTAATGATCCTAAACAACGTGAGTTATACGCTCAAATGCGGAGAAAGATTTATCCTAACGTATTATAAGCATTATAACTCCTAACAACAAAGGAGATTAGCACAATGGCTAATACTAACATAAGCGACAGTCAATTATTGACTAATATGTTGCAAGAGGCTGTATTCACACAATCTGAAAAAATGATTGCGGATAAAGTCTTCACAACATACGATATGACAGGGACTCCAGGCTTAACAGCACAGATTCCTGTATATCCTGAAATCGCGGCTCAAGAACAAAACCAAACAACTGAAGTTTCAGACACTAACTTCACAGTTGCACAGGTTGATGTTACTGCGGCTGAGGTTCAAGCAAGAATAGATGTATCTGACTTATTAGCAGAATCTACAATAAGAAATATGGGTTCTGATGTAGGACAGATGATCGGTTCAGCAATTGGTGAGAAAGTGGATACCAACGCATTCGCTCTTTTCACTGAGGCAAACATAGCAACTGACGTAGGTGACAATGGAACATCAATCACTCCAGGTATCATACTTCAGGCTGTGTATAAATTAAGAGAACAAAACGCACCAACTGATGGTGAAGGTGACTACCATTGCGTGATCCACCCGGGTCAAGCATATGGCGTTGCGAATGCTTTAGCAGGAGCAGGTTACGGCACATCAGCAAACGCAATATCTAATGTAGGTAACACAATATTAACGTCATCTGCATTCGTTGGAAAATTATTCAACGTGAAGATCTTTTCTTCAACAGGTATCGC